AGACTTCAACCACCCTGATATTACTAGAGTAAATAACTGGCAAGACATACACGGAATGGTAGCAAGATGAAAATATACGTAGGACACGACAGCAGAGAAGACATAGCATATCAAGTATGCGAACACTCAATTAAAAGACGAGATCCGTCAGCAGAAGTTATCCCATTAAAACAAAAACAAATGAGAGATCAGGGTTTGTACACTAGACCTGTAGATAAACTTGCATCAACAGAATTTACATTTACAAGATTTTTTGTTCCTTATCTAAATGACTTTAAAGGGTGGGCAATATTTTGTGATTGTGATTTTCTTTGGAAAATTCCTTCTCATGAACTAATAAAATATTGTGATAATTCTAAAGCAGTTGTTTGTGTACAGCATGAATATACACCAAAAGAAACAACTAAAATGGATGGACAAACACAAACAGTTTATCCAAGAAAAAATTGGTCAAGCATGGTGTTATGGAATTGTGAACATCCTAAAAATAAAATACTAACACCGGATCTTTTAAACAAAGAAGAAGCAAAATTCCTGCATAGATTCAGTTGGTTAGAAGACAATGAGATTGGATCGTTGCCATTAGAATACAATTGGTTAGTAAGTTGGTACAAGGAACCGCAAGACGGCTCCCCTAAAATATTACACTACACAGAAGGTGGTCCATGGTTTGATGGTTACCGAAACTGCGAGTATGGTGACGATTGGAAAAAAGAATTAATAAATCTTTTTAGTTCGTAATGAACATATATTCTGTATTACAAAAATTTAATCCAGCAACAGATTATTTCACTGACCCATATCCCCACATAATAATCAAAGATTGTTTACCATTAAAAACATATGAATTATTATATGAAAACTATCCTGTACAAACAATTAAAGATAATTTTCCAATAGTCGAAGGATCCACATATAGAGGATTAGCAAACGATTTTATAAGATCTAAAAGAGTTGAGGCAAAAGACTGCTGGTTAGACTTCGTTGAATATCACACTTCACAAGATTTTTATAATTTAGTGTTACGTATCTTTAACTTACCTGTACAAAATAATTGGATTAAAGACGAAAAAGTAAAAGTTAGACACGCAGAAGGAGATGCAGGTATAGTTACTGATACACAATTTGTAATTCATGAACCTATCACTAAAGGAACAACAAGAACACCTCACATAGATAATCCAGTAGAAATCTATGCTGGTTTACTTTATATGAGGCAAAGAGGAGATAAAGCAAAAGGTGGAGATTTTGTGATATACGATACACAACCAATAAGTCACGTTGTCACAGGAACTGGTAGACAAATAACAAATAGTGTAAAACTAAAAGAATCTAAAACTATTCGTTATAAAGAAAATACTTTTGTAATGTTCTTAAACTCAAATAAATCTGTGCATGGTGTAACACCTAGACAAGAACCGGGACACGATAGATTGAGTATTAATATTATTGCTGAGGTTGGTAACAAACATAATCGTTTGTTTAAATTAATTGAGGTCATAGAGTAAACGCCAAGCAGTACCGTTACGCATTTCTTCCAAAGAAAAATTATTATAAGCAAGTGAACTAAACAGAGCCATTCTATCTCCGTATACAGGTGTTTCAATTTTAGTAAAATCACTTTCTGAAATAGGTGCCGCTCCGCAAACATCTTGTTCACAAAACACAGGAACACCATTAGTAAAACTTTCAATCATTGTGTTACTGTTGTATGTTACACAGGCAAAATATTCATTCCAATTTATAGGTCCAGCACTTTTATTTGTTGGTATATCCATTTTAATCGTTGCTCCTACATGGTCTTTTGTAATGCCTGGATTGTATGGTTTGTCTCTAATAACTAGTTCTCTATCCGTGTTTTCACGCAGTATTTTGACGGTATTTTCTAGCCAGTGTGTAGCACCAAAGAAGTCTGCAATGGCGTTTGTAGGGGGCAGTATGAGGATCTTAGACCCCTTTTTATGCCATGGTTTGATGTTTTGTTTAAAGTATTGCTCATATCGGTCGTTTGGTCTTTTGAACAATTTGGTTTGACAATGTGCGTTTTTTGTTACCCTTAACCAATGGGGACGATCATGAGCATTGGTAAAATAACCATGATCCATAAAGTAAAAATCTTTGTTTTCTTTTTTGCACCATTTGTATACTTCTCCGGAACCTGCAAGTATTCCATACATTATTAATGTTTCGTTTGGCAACTCGTTTAAATCTCTCCATTGGTATATTTTAAAAGCACCTGGTGTGCCTTGTACAAATGCATCAACATATCTTTGAGTTCTTGGTTTAGTTGTGTGTATTCCTGCTATCATTTATATTCCTTAATAAATGTTTTAAGTACATCAATATCTGCATTCAGATGTCTCTCTCGTATTTTGCTCCATACATAATCATCTCTAAAATTAATATCTAAATGTTTCCTAACTTGTTTTCCTGTATCGTCAAAAACTTTTTTTGCTTTAATTGTAACGTTTGGAAAAAATAAACATCTGTTAAGTTTTCTAGAAACTTTTTGTGTATACGTATCTACGTACCAATGCCAAAAAAATGGAGGTACAAAATATCCTAATGTATCTATCCAGTTTTTATGTACTAAAAAATGTGGAGAAGAAAAAGGAATATCTCCTATTAGTATTGGCTTTGTTGCTTGTAATAATTTTTTAGGTTTGTTTTTTTCTTTTCCATCATACGGGATAGCCATTAAAATTTTATCTGGATAATCATTAAATCCATCTGTCATAATCTTATCCCAATGCTGAGTTTTAAATTGTATATCGTCACCTGCTAAAAATACATAATCAAATTTAGCCTTCTCTGCCATTAAATTCCAACTATAACAAGTAGATCTATTAGGACCTACTGTATAATGTTTTTTATCGATGATGTCTTTATATTCTTGTAACTTAGGATCATCATTATTAAGATAAATTAAAAATTCTATATCTCCCGCGGCAGTATCATACGCAGTATCAATCATTCTTTTTGCTAGTTCAGGACGTCCTCGAGATGGACAACTTATGGAAATCATATTAATTTATTCTTCCAGGTTTCTGGAGTATGTTCATTTATAATTTCTAAAGGTAAGTGGTACTGAAACTTTTTTGTACCTCTTGTTCTTATATAATCGGCAGTCTTTTTTACTGCTTGTCTCATATTAGTAGATGTGCTATAACCTAATAATTCACGTGCTTTGTCTGACGAACACGTTGCTAGTTTAACTTCTTTAGGTCTGTCTTTGTGATGTATTGGGTCTAAATTAACTCCTGTTTCGTTTGCACAGGCTTCAGCAAGTTTGTTAATAGTAACAGGTTCTTCGTCTGGACCAATGTTTACTACTTCGCCAACTACATTATCCTGAAAGGCAAGTGCGTTCAAACAATATAAACAATCATCTATATAACTAAAACATCTTTTTTGTTCACCATCTCCGTATATAATTGGTTGCTTACCTTGTAGCATTCTGTTTAACATAATCGACATAACGTTTCTAAATGGGTCGTCATACTTTTGTCTTGGTCCAACAATGTTATGTGGCACAGCAATAACATACTCAACTCCGTGCGTATCGCATAAGTTTTTTAGCACATCTTCTCCGGCCTTCTTTGCAATACCATATGGATCTTGAGGACGGCACTCGTAAGTTTCTTTGTATGGTACTTCGTCATGATGACCATATCTTGCCATGCTTGAACAATACACAATACGTTTAACTTTGTTTCTTATTGCCGCTGTAATAGTTGTAACTGACGCTTCAAATATATTTCTTGTAACAAGCACAGGAGAAAATACTGACAGTCCTTCATATGCTGTTGCGGCCGTGTGGTATACAATATCACACCCTTCCATTGCTTTAGTTAAATTTTCTAAATCACAACAATCTACTTGATGAAACTCTACGTCTTGTGGTACGTTATCTGTGTAACCACCTATCATGTTGTCGTTGCCGGCAACTGTATGTCCTTGGGATATCATTAGATCTGCTAGGTGCGAACCTAAAAATCCTGCCACTCCTGTTATAAAAACTTTAGCCATTTTTAATAATTATCGGCAATATACCTTGTCAGGCCAAATGTTGATTATCTCGTAAAAGCCTATCTCTTTTAAGTAACCTTCTATTTGAGTATTGCTTGATCCATATTTTTTTGTGTTGTTGTTAAGTTCAATCATTAGTAATTGTGTATTTTTTAATGTTTCTTCTGCACCATGTAACACTTTCATTTCGTAACCTTCAACGTCAATTTTAATTAAGTCGACATCGGTCCATCCAAACGAATCAATAGTTTTTACTGGGGTCTTTCCTTGACTTTCTTCAATTCTTATTGCCTGTGTAAAGTCATCGTTTGTCATATTAAGGAATCCGTCTTTATCACCTAACGCATATATGAATGGATTAATATTAGAATATCTACCTGCATTCCTTTCTAAACACTTAAAGTTTGTACTGTTAGGTTCAAATGCTTTAATACTATTTGCAAATTGTGACATTTCAGATGACCACGTTCCGCACCACGCACCAACATCTATAACTGTTCTAAATCTTTTTTGCTGAGATGTACACCATTCTTTAAATTTTAATAAACATTTATTTTGTGTAAACGGTTTACCTGACTTCCACTCTTCTATATGAATATCATTTTCTGGTACCCAAAAGTCATTAACTTTTATTATCATAGTACTCTCTTATAATTTTAACAGCAGTTCCGTTTGCAATTTCTTCTGGTGTAAATTGTTGATATGCTAACGAACATAACCATTGATATGGATCAACAAAATTAGGTTTTTCAATATTACTTAAATCTGTAGATGCTACAGGTCTTGCAAAACTTTTTTCATGACAGAACACAGGAACTCCGTTGCATATTGATTCTATTGCACTAATAGAACATGATGTAACACAGGCCCATGCATCTTCTAAATCTTTTTCTAATGAAACAGTTGCTTCACTAGGACCAGAAGTTCCTCTACCACGTGGCTTTAATCTTACTTTAATTGGACGGTCAGTGTGCTTTTTAATTTCTGCTATTGTATCATCTAGCCAAGTTGTATGCTTAAGATACATATGAATTCCTGCAGAACTAGGACATATTAAAATATGCTTTCCGGATTTTTTTGGAGAGTTAACTTTAATTTTAAATGAATCAAATCTAGATGAATTAACATTAGTAAGTAACTTTGCATGAATGTTGTTTTTACACATACGCCACCAATGATTGTTAGGCTTTAAATTTTTATTATCAAATCTTCCAAAATAAGGAGTATCAGTAAACCAATAGTTCAGTTTTTTATTTTCCATCTTGTGTACTAACTGAAGATTATTATTAACAAAACCCCAAAACATACCATTATCAAACGGATCTGTTGCTTTTGCATTATCTAATGTTTGGTAAGCAGTAGGCCAAGACTTCATTACTCCGCCAAACACTTCCCAGGCTTTGCTTTCAATGTTTTCCAACGGTGCATAAATTGTTAGCATAGTTATATTATAATTAAATAATTGTCATGATGCAAGTTAAAAATATCGAAAGTATCCAGTATTTCCATGACAAGTTTGATGTTATTGATTATCCCCAAGAGTATTTAAACTGGAAAACTAACCCAACGTATCTTGCTGAATTTGAAGATTGTATGGTACATACTTGGCCTTTTTTAATAACCAAAATGGGAGGATTAATATCAGAACACGTTTGGCCTTTAACATGGAAACAAAAGAAAAAATTAGGACCTCGGTCAGGAATATATCCTATATGGGGAGAAAATGTTGACATTAGTATTCCAGAACCTTCAAGAGAATTTTCCGACACACAAAAGTATGTTTGGTTGCCTATAGATGTTTCATCAGGAAACAATCCATGGCATATATGGATTGATGTTATTGCAAAAATGCGATTAATTGAAAAAAGGTTGAACAAACCATTTAAAGATTTTATATATGTTATGCCTCACAAAAGCGAATACATGGAAAAAGTTATTAGTGACATTATGCCAGAAATAAAACTTATAGTAATGCCAAAACATTCTACTTGGAAGTTTAAACACATATACGTACCTACTATGTGCAATCATGATGATGGTGTTATATTACCTCAATCTGTTAGTTGGTTACGTTCTAGATTTTTACATAAGAGAATAGAAAAACCTCATAGAAAACTTTTTATTGATAGAGGTGTTGGCTCTAGAAAACTAGCAAACAAAGATGATGTGTTTGCAATTTTAAAAGGATATGAAATATTACGATTAGAAGAAATGCCTGTACTAGAACAAATGAAAGCATTTGCAGAAGCAACACATATAGTTGCTACTCACGGTGCAGGACTTGTTAATTTATTATGGTGTTTACCTACAACTAAAGTAATTGAAATTGTACATAAGCATACTGCTAAAAAAGTTTATCCTAATCTTTCGCATTTACTTGGATTGAATCACAAAGTTGTAATGGGGCAACCTGTGCCAATTCTAAAAACAACACAAGAAAAACAATATAAAAGATTAAATGATTATAATGATATTAAATTAGATTCTAGTATTTTAGCACGAAACCTAGAATAAACTTTTCCAGATCTTATTTCATCAATTGACCACATCATATAACCTAAGTCATTAAGCCATTGTGTTCTGTCTGGGTATTTTGGATTTTCGATATCTTCTAAATTAGTGTTTGCTACTGGCCAACAAATTGCAAGATCTGAGGTAACAAAGGTAGGGACTCCACGAATGCAGGAGTCGACACTGGCAGTAGAATTGTGAGTAATAACAGCATGACAATTATTTAATGCTTCTTGGAAATGGAATCTATAGTGCTTTTTCTCATCTCCTGAAAAATGTTTTTGTCCAATTATTAATTCACAGTCAGGTGGAAATTCGTTTCTTCGTTCTTCCATTGATGCAACATTGTTAGGGTGTGGCCGTATTAAAAATTTTCTTTTAGTTAATGGTCTTAATTTTTTATATACATCATTAAACCATTCTACCGGATCTAACTCGTTCATAGACCAATTGTCTTTTGGTTGTAATACAAATAATATCGGAGCATCAGGATTAGATTTTTGCCATTCATAATTTCCAATATTAAACAGTTGTTGCATTTCTTTCCATCTGTCATCTGGTGAATTATCTGCTAAAAAGTTTCCATTACGCATTGGAGTCCATAGTGCAACTCTGTATCTATGATTTGGAACACCCGATGTATTACCGAAACTTGAACATAATCCTCCATCAAATGTTACTACAACACTACCTTTCTTCTTTGCATTTTCGACAAGCATATATCTTCTACCTTTGGTATGATGCTGTTGCTTATCTCCACCATATCCAAACATAACTCCTATAGGTGCTGTAATATTCATTTCGCCGTCTTGCGTTGGTCCAGTCATGTGCTCATTAATAATTTCAACATTGTCGCCAACTGCTTTTACGCCTTCTGCAAAATCGTATAATAACTTATAAGAATCGCCACGTCTGCGATCTTTTACTGTTCTTCTAAAAATTTGGACTGTTAGATTTTTCATTAAATACACATATAATTATCAAAGGAAAAAAGCGATGAGAAGATTAGCGGTTATAACAACTTTCCCACCTAATAGATGGGAGGCATACGGAAAAAGAATGCTAGAAAGTTTTATAGAAAATTGGCCTGACGACGTAAAGTTATATGTATATTATGAAAAAGAATTACCGCCAATACAACACGAAAAACTTGTGTACATTGATTTAGAAAAAGAAAATCCAGATTTAGTAAGTTTTAAAGAACGTCATAAAAACGATCCAGTTGCTAATGGTGAATTACAGGAAATTCCAAATGGTGTAAGAAGAAGACCGGAGGCTGGAAAAAACGATAGAGGCAAAGGTTCTTTCTTATGGGACGCAGTAAGATTTGCACATAAAACTTTTGCTGTTGCTCATGCTATAGAAAATATAGACGTAGACGTAATACTATGGTTAGATGCAGACACATACACATTTAGACCAATCCCAAAAGAGTTTGTTTTAGATTTAATGCCAGAGGATAGACTTGTAAACTATCTAGGAAGAGGAGAAAAATATCCTGAATGTGGGTGGGTTAGTTATAACAAAAGACATTTGTTAATGAATAACTTTATAAACACTTGGGTTGAGTTGTACAACAAAGACACAATATTTACACACCTTGAATGGCATGATTCGTATATATTTTGGCAAGTATTAAATCAAGTTGCACCTGATCAAGGTTATGATATAGGAAAAGGTGCTGGAGCAAAAGGACATCATATTTTTATTAATAGTGTACTAGGTGCTTATGTTGATCACATGAAAGGCAAAAGAAAAGTTAAAGGAAAAAGTTCGGCAACAGATTTAAGATCTAACAGACCTGAGGAATATTGGCAAAGTGTTGAAAGTTATGATCCTTTTGCAAAAACAGGATTTGACCCGAAACAAGCAGAAGATATTATTAGTAAAGTAGCAAAAGGAACTCTAGGAAATTAATGAGAATTGCTTTATATCCAGACAATTCTAGTTTAAATGGGAAACCTGTTTTCGCGGCACTCATCGAACACTTAAAATCAAAAGGAGAAAAAGTTTTTATAAATGAAGATAGAAACTGTGACGTTGCTGTTATTTGGTCTGTGCTTTGGCAAGGACGAATGGAAAAGAATAAAAAAATTTGGGAATCTTTTAGAGGAACAGGAAGACCTGTTGTTGTATTAGAAGTAGGCGGATTGCGTAGAAATTCATCTTTCAAAATGGGTATAAATGGAATTAACAGAGAGGCAGATTTTGCAAACCAAACTTATGATGACAAACGTTGGAAAATGTTTAATCATCAATTCCGAGAATGGAAACAAACCGGTAATGTAATTGTGATATGCGGACAACATCATAACAGTCACCAGTGGAGAGAAAATCCTGGACTAAAATCATACTTTAAAAATTGTATTGAAGAAATACGTAGATACACAGACAAACCTATTGTAATAAGACCACACCCTAGAAATATTGTACATAACTTTCCAGAACACAAATATAAACACGTTAGAGTAAATTTACCTAAAAGAGATTGGCAAACTTACGACGATACTGATTTTAAAAAGATTTTAAAATCAACATGGGCCGTTGTAAATCATAGTTCTAATCCTGCCATGGAGGCAGTAATACATGGTATACCTGTTTTTGTATCTGAAAAAAGTTTATGTCATGACGTTGGTAATACAGACTTATCTGATATCATGCACCCGGCAATGCCGGCTAGACAAAACTGGGCAAATCAGTTAGCATATACAGAATGGTTCACAGAAGAATTTAGAGAAGGGAAGCCATGGGCAAGAATAAGAGAAAGACTATTAGAAAAGTACATAAAAAAATAATAAAACCTATACACGTTAAGATTGATAAATTAATCACATTAGCAGAATTAGGGTTAGGAGTAGAGCGACCGTTGAACAAAGAAAAACGAGATTGGGTTAACAAACTAGCAAAACAATCAGAACCGTTAAACCCAATATTGGTTGCACCAATTAAAGATACAGGGTATTATGTTTTGTGTGATGGATGGCACAGAGTACAGGCTACTAAAAAAATGAAAGAAGACAGTATTGATGCTCTTATTATTCCAATTAAATCTGGATTAGGATTAGCAAAAGTAAATAAAATTTTAAGAGATATTGATCAAGAACAAAAATATGCTTTAGGAGTTAGTGGATTAATAAACAACTGGGCATTTGATAAACTAATGGAGATTGAATGAAACAAGTATTTCATATAGGTAAAAGACCAGATCCTGATCAGCCAATAACATGGACACCATACGAAGGTGAGGAAATAATTGCACGTATGACAATACGTCAAGGTAAAAAAATTGAAGAGCGTGAATGGGTCGAGGATAGAGTTAAAGCAGTTCCAAAAGGAAATGCATACTGTATAGGTAATGGACCATCAAGAAAAGATAAACTAGATTTAAATTGGTTGCATAATAACGGACAAACCTACGGTTGTAATGCATTGTACAGAGATTTTATGCCAACATATTTGTTTAGTGTTGATAGATTTATGTCAGAAAAAATTGTTAAAGACAAAGTGTATGAGAAAACTATTTGCTATGCACCTGCAATAGAGATGGCTAGGTCAAAATATAAATTGAATTTAATTCCTCATAACCCTCACTGGATATCAGGTAACGCCGCTTTTTGGACTGCTACAATGCACGGACATAAAGACATATACCTAATAGGATATGACTTCAGAGAATACGGTAAAGGAGAACTTAATAACATATACCAAGACACAGAAAACTACGGTAAACGAACCAGCGATACAATTTTTGAACCGTGGTTACAGCAATACAAAAGTATTTGCAAAAGAAGAAATGATTGTAACTTTACTATTGTCCATGACAATCCACCAGATTACATAGGTACAATACCTTTTCCAAATCATAAAATTATGTCTTATGCTGACTTTATCGAGAAAGTTGTAGACCCAAGTAGTTAAGTCTGTTTTTAAAACTATAAAATAGTTTATTGTGATTACCTGTGTTATTACGTAATTTCATTTGATATAAATGTATCATTTCGTGTGCTAACGTTTCTAAAAATATTTTTTTAGTAGGATATTTAGGTAACATTTCTAAAATATATTGTTGCGGTTTTGTTTTATAAATTGTATAAACAACTTGTCCAAATGCTCCATGTATTCTTTTAATTTTTATTTCATCAAACTTTGGTAATTTATTATCAAAAATAGCACTATTATAGTGGTCATACCAACTGGTAATACTATGCATATTAGTATAGAATTCTTTATCAGCACTTGGTCTTTGCAATACGGCTTCCAAATGTTTTTTAAATAATTTTACTTTTCTTCGTTTTTTCATTTTTATACGGTTGACCTTTTTACCATGTATGTTATAATCGTGTTAATAACTGTATTTAACAGGATTTACCACTATGTTATCGACTCAGAAAATGCCCCAAACCGTTCAAGAATGCATAGAAATACTAGCATATAATGAACATTTCTGGGAAGGATTTCATTCCCACGAGAAAGATCGCAAAACGATAGGGTCACTTGCTGATACACAATACCCGTGGACAGAGAAACAAGCCATGCTTGGTCTGAGGATAATCAAGCGATATAAAACACTATTTGAAAAGTATAAAATTAACATAGATGACTTATGTAATGATCCTCAGTGGAGAGATCCTTTTAGAAAAATTGATTATGCTAAAGTTTTAGAAAAATACACAAATGACAATAACGAAGATGCAATAGAAATAAGATTTCCGTATTCGACAAAAATGATTGCATTAATACGTTGCCTTAAAGATAAACGTGGACTACCTGCAGGTTATTTTAAGTACGATGGAGAAACAAAAAGATGGACAGCAAAATACTCAGATGTTGTTGCTTATTACATGACATTAATTGGAACAAGATACGATTTTGAATTTACAGATAAAACAATGTTTGACGACTTTGATGAAATACGTAAAGAAAAAAGAAAATTTAAACACGTAAAAGTTAATGTAGGAAAAAAGAACCTTGGATTAGATAATGCTCCAGACTCTTTAGAAGAATACTGGAAAAGTAATATTGCAATGAAACCGTTACTGCAACAAGTTGATAGTTTAAAAACATTCGGACTGTCTGTTCCTATTACTACAGATAAAGTAACATCACTTGCTGAAAAGATTGCAGTTACTAATACAAAAGAAGTTCACATAGATCCATTAAAATGGAATAAGACTCAGATGCTATCTGCTTGTGAAGAATTAGGTTTGTTTCCTATAATTTGTCCTGTATCAGATGTTACTAGTGCTGAAGATTTACAAGAACTGACTAATTGGTTTTTTGCATTTACAGAACAAGGAATTACTGACAAACAAATTGCATGGGGATTTGATCTTGCAAAGTATCCTATATCAGATCCGCTTGATGACAACTTGTCTAACGACAACATGGATAGTTTTGATGATCCATATTCGCATTTATACACAAAAGATATGACCAAAGAACAAAGAAAAAATGTATATAACGAATTTAAAACATTAAACAAGAGATCAGAAAAAAATAAATTTATTGGTAAAGATACTAAAATTATTTTTATTAGAAACAGAATACCTCGAACATTACTAAAGTCTGGAGTAAGACCTACAACAACTTTGAGTTTTATTAGCAATTCATATGCACCTTATGGAGAAACTATAAGGAAATGGCTTGATAATATTCAAAAAAGATTGTATTATAGCACATATACAAATTATGGAAGTGCTATAGACAAAATATGAGTTCATGTAAACTGGTAATAAAAGACGAAGTAAATGTCAAGTTTGAAAATTTAGACTTGAAATGGAGACAACGTCTACACCAAAAATTCAAATATCAAATACCTTATGCGTTTCATTTGCCTGCTGTTAAATTAGGAAGATGGGACGGAAAGATTGCATTTTTTGGATTAGGTGGTACAACTTATCTTAGTTTAGTTGAACAAATATTACCTATACTTGAAGAAGGAGGAGTGTATGTTGATTTTAAAGATGAAAGAGAACAACACAACTTTGAATTTAAATCTATAGATAAAAATTATCTATCTAATATTAAATGGCCCGAGGGTCATCCGTGTGCAGGACAACCTATTGAGTTGAGAGACTACCAAGTAGAAACAATAAACAAATTTATAGAAAATCCACAATGCATACAAGAGATTGCCACTGGAGCAGGAAAAACTATTATTACTGCGGCACTTTGTCAATTAGTCGAACCTTATGGACGTACACTAACAATAGTACCAAATAAAAGTTTAGTAACACAAACAGAAGAAGACTTTCTTGCTTGTAATTTAGATACTGGAGTATATTACGGAGACAGAAAAGATGTTGGCAGATATAACACCATAGCAACTTGGCAAAGTTTAAATGTATTAGAGAAGAAAGCAAAAAATGAACACAGCACAGAGTTTAAAGAATTTGTTGAAGGCATTAACACAGTTATAATTGATGAAGTACACATGGCAAAAGCAGATGTGCTTAAAAGATTACTTACAGGACCATTTGCACATTGTGGTATACGTTGGGGATTAACAGGTACAGTTCCAAAAGCAGAGTATGAGTTTATGGGAATCAAAGTATCTATTGGTGACGTTATTAACAAGTTACCTGCTAAAGAATTGCAAGACAAAGGTGTACTTGCAAATTGTCATGTAAATGTTTTACAAACACAAGACTTAAAAGAATTTAAAAACTACCCAGAGGAATTAAAATGGCTAACTACGGACAGCGATAGAATGTCGTGGGTGGCACAAACAATAAAAGATATTTCATCATCTGGTAACACATTAATATTAGTTGACAGAATATCTGCAGGCGAAATATTACAAAAAAAATTAAAAGGTTCAGTATTCATATCTGGATCAACTAAAACATTAGAAAGGAAAGAACACTACGATGAAGTGTCTACAGCAGAAAGTAAAATCATTATTGCAACATACGGAGTCGCCTCTGTTGGAATTAATATTCCTAGGATATTCAATCTTGTTCTTATTGAACCTGGCAAATCTTTTATAAGAGTTATACAGAGCATTGGACGAGGAATTAGAAAAGCAGAAGATAAAGATAAAGTACAAATATGGGATATTACCAGTTCTTGTAAATTTGCAAAAAGACACCTAACACAAAGAAAAAAGTTTTACAAAGAGGCCAATTATCCGTATAATATAGAAAAGATAGATATATGAAAATTTTACAATTAGAAAACCAAACTTATACATTAGAAAAGATACCGGAGTACGTAGACGATCAATTAAGATTTGCTGTATTAGATAATTCAAATCCTGCAGAGCCTGATTACTTTTTTATACCACTTATATTTTTAGAATCGTTTAATGCACCGGCGGCCGTATTAGAAATAGGCAAATACAAAATTAAAATGCCACTAGATTGGAAAATGGTTGTAGGTGAAGCAGAGCAAGGAGAACTACACGTATTACCTATTACTAGTTTAAATGATAGAGGCTTTGAAGCATTTACATTTAATCCGTTAACAAGTGCTAAACCGGATTTTCATCCAATAGATATTGTAGACATATATCAAGAAGTAAAATGGTACTTTCCAAAAATTAAGTCGGGACAAATACTTTGCGTTCCTTTAGAAAATAAAAAAAATCCTGTATGTGCTTATTTTGTTAAAGAAATTTCAAGACAATGTGAACAAATAGATTACAGTGAAGTATGGTAAAACCTAAGGGACAATCGGTCACAATTCCAGCACCAGTGTTAATGATTCCAGACAAAGACGACAAACTAGTTCCTGTGTGGATGGACAAAGGTAAATGGGTAGAAAATTTAATTAAACAATTACGTGTTTCAAAATGGCCTATTAAAGATATAAAATATAATGAAGGAGAACTTACCATTAGATTTATGAACAAAGATCATGCTATAATGTTTTGTTTAAGTTATGAAAGAAAAGAATATGAAATCCAAACGTAAATTCTTTGAACTAAGAAACGGTTTAAAGGCTGTTGATTTTAGAAATAAAGATTATTATGATCGTATTGACGACCACGAGAAGTCTTTGTATTCACCTTATATGTTAATGAGATATGTGTCTAGTGTATCATCAAAAGATAAATTTTACGTAGAACATTATGTTGAAATGACTAACGAGTGTGTTAATAAACATTTGTTTACTTTATCAAGTAAACACAAAAAATTATGTTGGATATTAACTGCTATGTGCGGAGCATTGAAACAAGAATTTCATCCATGGATCAAACCAATGAAACGAGTACCTAATAAATCATTAAAGCAACTACAACAGATCTATCCCACATGGAAAGAATCCGATTTAGAGACACTAGATAAAATTATTACAGATAGAGAGTTGGAGGAGTTGTTAGATGCACACGGAATTAACTAAATTTAATTGTACATACTGCGATAAAGCATTCTCTAGGGAAAGAACATTACACGTTCATATGTGCGAACCTAAACGAAGACACTTACAAAAAAATGAAAAATGGGTACAAAATGCTTTTATAGTATTTCAAAGATTTTATGAAGTAAATCAAAAAAATGCAAAAACTAGAACTTACGATGACTTTTGCTCATCACCTTACTACAATGCATTTGTAAAGTTTGGTAGGTTCATGATGCATATTAATCCGTTGTATCCGGACAAATTTATAGACTATATTGTATTGTCTAGAATAAAACTTGACCATTGGTCGAGAGAAGATTTATACGAAACATATCTTGTTGAAACATTAAAAGTCGAACCAGTAGAAGCGGCATTACAAAGATCAATTTCTACAATGATGGACTGGGCAGATTCACAACACGCACAATGGTCTGACTACTTTAGACTTGTAAACACAAATAGAGCAGTACAACATATACAGTCGGGCAAACTATCGCCGTGGCTAGTACTAGGTTGCTCTGCAGGCAAAAAAATGTTACAATCGTTTACAGACGAACAATTACAAATGACACAGAAATTTATTAACCCAGAATATTGGTCAAGCAAATTTAAAAGTTATCCAGCGGATTTATTGTTTGTCCAAGAAACAGCCAAAGGAGCAAGAATTGAGTAAAGTTAAAGTTGAAATAGCAGACGAACTAGATTTTGATATAGGAGATTGCTGTATTATTATTAAACCCGACGGGTCTATTGGCAAATTAATTTTGCCGGAAGTAAACAGCGATACTGTACAATCTGAAGGTTATAAAAAAATGCTTAAAGTAGTAGACTTATTGAAACCCGGTAGCGGAAAAGCAATTGACGAATATGAACATAAACAAAAAAGGAATTTACACTAATGCCTGACGTAGATATTGATTTTTACGATAGACAAGGAGTACTTGATTTGTTCAAGCATACTCCAGCAACTATTGTTAAAAAAGATGTACACGAAAAACACAAGACTGGAATATACTTCCACGACATTCCTATTAATCCAAATACAAAAGGTTCTAGTTTAGATTATAAGAAAGCAGATAGTAGAGGTTATTTTAAAATTGATTTATTAAATGTTAATATCTATAAAGATATAAATTCTGAACGAGAACTTGTTGAATTAATGATTGAAGAACCGGATTGGGATATACTAAAAAACTCAAGTGTTGTTGATAATTTATTTCATTTAAATGGACATTTTAATATTGTAAACAAACTAGAGCCTAAAAACATAGAACAACTTGCGGCTGTATTAGCAATTATACGTCCAGCAAAAAGACACCTAATGCACAAATACTGGAAAGATATTCTAAACGAAGTATGGACTAAACCTGCTGACGGGTCATATTTCTTTAAAAAATCCCATGCTATTGCTTATGCTCATGCAATCGTAGTACAGATGAATTTGATGCGTAGGAATAAATATAATTTTGATGCACCATCAAAAAAAGAAAAAAACAATCCGTAAAAAACGTAAACAAAAATCCACCGCTTCTAAAGAGGAACCATTTGGCTATCAGCCAGATAACCCTTTAACGATATATTATAAAAAGTATATTGAGACGCAAAAAGATTAAGTAGGTTTACGCATTAACTGAATAGTTCTTCGCTTTATTCGTTTCTTCGCAATATCGGCCAATCGTACAGTAGGTCCATGCACAATCTTAACATCTTTGCCGCTTAATGTGGTAAGTGTATATTTGAAATGTTTGAAGTCTTTCTTAAGAAATATGTTAATTGGTAATTTTCTATTAGACTCCCACCACCAAGTTTCGCCAAGAGTTAAAAATAATTCCTTCTCTCTTGCTGATGCTAACTTATCATAGTCATACACACTTATAACATTGGTGTCTTGGTTTTGGACAATACCTATATACTCAAAGTCGCTTTTTTGTACTAGAGTCAAAAATGGGTATTTCTTTCCTAATTTTTCAAATATTTCGTTCATTCACTTTCCAATAAATACTGTTAAATATGTACTATGCAAACAGTCTCAAGGTATTTAATAACCAATTTGGTAACTGCCACAATAAGTGGTTACAATGGAAGGAACGCAAAAGTGTACGATCGTAGATTAAAAGTGTTTAAAGGAGTATCAAATCCTATTACTTTTACATTTAAAAATGAGGATCAAAAAGCACAAGATGTTAGTTCTAGAACCTACGAATTTAATTTAATCGATTCAGAAAGCAACAAATCTGTATTGACTAGAAATTTAACAATACTAGACGACGGTAGTTCAGTAGCAACTAAAGGCCAAGCATCAGTAACAATCTCAGATGGAGATTTAATTTCATTAGATGCTAAATTTTACAACTATTCAATTAGAGAAGTAAAATCAGATAACTCTAGAGAAGTAACTTACAGCGATACAGGTTATAATTCTTCTGGAACTATTGAAGTATTAAGTGGTGCATATCCAGAATTTGTAGCAAGTATAGAACCTGTATTTGTTAATATGTCTGGGGCAACAACAAGAAAAACTTCAGGAAATGTTTTTGCAAGACCTGGACAAAATAATAATTCAGCACTTCATACTGTGGCGGCATACTGGTCAGGGTACACTGGTAATTTTAAAATACAAGGTACACTAGCACAAACACCAACCGAAACAGATTGGTATACAATACAAAACACAGACTTCACTGACCAATCCGGTATTACCTACTACAACTTCACTGGCGTTTGGGAAAATGTTAGATTCACACACGACAGAACATCTGGTAATAACGGCTCACTTGACAAATTGTTATATAGACTATAAAATATAGTTTATGAACCTGATCCAGTCAACTATTCTGACATCCTTACCTACGAGTAAGAAAAAAACTCCTTCTGGGTGGATTGCTTTTAATGGACCTTGTTGTATACACAACGGAGAAAATCAAGATAGAAAAAAACGTGGTGGTATAATGAATAGTCCAGACGGCACTATATCTTATCATTGTTTTAACTGTGGATTCAAAACTTCTTATATTCCTGGTAGAAAAATTTCGTTAAAAACTAAAAAATGGATGGCGTGGCTAGGCATTGACGATAATACAATTAAAAAACTTGTAATAGAAGCGATGCGATTAGAGGAAAGCGATAACGTTATTGAAAAGAAAAAATTTGTTTCGTTTGTTAAAAAAACTTTGCCAAAGAATGCACACAATCTTGCAGTATGGTTAGAAAAATATTTAAAGAAAGACTTAACAGACAAACAACACAATTATATTGATTCATTGTTAAATTATTTAAAAGTAAGAGGCATTGGACCCGATTGGTATGACTTTATGTACTCTCCAGACATGACGTTTGACTTTAATAGAAGATTAATAATACCGTTTTATTGGAAAGGTGATGTAGTAGGATATACTGGAAGATTGTTTGATAATTCAGACAAAGTAAAATATTATACAGAAGTACAACCAGGTTATGTGTTTAATTTGGATGCACAAGACTGGAGTAGAAAATTTGTTATTGTAACAGAAGGACCATTTGATGCTATATCCGTTTCTGGCGTTAGCATACTAGGATCAGAGATAAATGATACACAAAGAGAGTTGATAGATGCATTAGGTCGTAAGGTAATTGTAGTTCCTGATAGAGATGCACCAGGAGAAAAATTAATTAACCAAGCAATGGATTTTCGTTGGAGTGTTGCTTTTCCAGAATGGGAAGAAGAAGTTGACGATGTGGCCGATGCTGTGTTAAAATATGGAAGATTGTTTACTATACAATCAATATTAAAAACAACAGAGTCTAATAGACTTAAGATAGACTTAAAGAGAAAGATTTATGGCAGAGTATAGTTTTGATGTTCAAAAGTTGTATTTAGAAATGTTTTTGGCAGATGCCGAATCGTTTGCTAGAGCAAGTAATATATTTTTACCACAACATTTTGATAG